AGATTGATGCAGGAGAGCAGCTGAAGAAAATAATCTTATTTATCTTCTCTGAATGCGATAATGTTAGGTGTGAAGTAATCGGTAAAGTAGCAACTAAAGATATTATTAGTTATGTTTATGAGAAATGGAATGATGTAAATAAACCTATACTTAAATATAGAAATGGAGAGAAAGAAAAGTTTAGAGCTAAATATACTACGTGTGCGCAAGAGGTAATAGCAAAATGGCCAGAGGTCAATGACTTTTGTGCAGAGGTAGGATATTTATGAGAGGTCTAGTTAAAAGAGAGAGAATAATTGAAAGTAAAGAAGATATAATAGATAAATGGACAGGTAGACCAGCATTGAATCAATTGTATCCTAATAAAGCTAAAAAGATATCTCAAGATCTAGCAAAACTTTTGTCTAATATTTGTGATGGAGTAGTTTGTGATATTGGTTGTGGTAGTGGAAGATTAGCTGGAATTTTTAACAAGGAAAAATATATAGGTATAGATATAAATGCTCAAGCTATTCATGCAGCAAGGAAAAGAAATCCGAGCTATATCTTTAATGGAATTGATTGGGAAGACGAATATCCATCTGCTGATACTTATTTATTTCATAATGTTCTTCTACATATACCGGATGATTCCATTGATGCTGTAATACATCGATTAAAGAATAAGGTAGTTGTGTGTGAGTCTATGTGCAAGTGGTTTAGAGAATATGGTGGAAGAAATAATTATCACAGAGATCCAAAAGGGTATGAAATTAATTTTAATGCTTATGGGTGGAGTACAGAGAAGCTTTATCATATGTATTATCCTGTTTTCCCTTATTTCTTGAATGTAATGGAATTTAAAAGATGATTGATCCAATTCTTATAACTGGTTGTGCTAGATCCGGTACTTCTATGGTTGCTGGAATAGTAAGTATTTGCGGAGCTTTTGGCGGAGATGTAACAGGTAAAACTCGCTATAATAAAAAGGGTCAATTTGAAAATATCTATATCCGTAATAGTATTGTTAAGCCTTATTTAACAGGAATAGAATGTGATCCATTAGGACAAAATCCTCTACCAGAAATAGAGCCAATGAAACATTTGCCTTTAAGTTTTGTAATTGATTGGAAGAAAAGAGTGGAGAGGACCTTTAGAGAACAGGGATACAAGGGCGGGCCTTGGTTCTATAAAGGAGCTAAGATGTGCATGATGTGGCCTATCTGGCATTATGCTTTCCCTAAAGCTAAATGGATTATAGTTAGAAGAAAAGATAAAGAAATAATAAATTCATGTCTTAAGACTGGATTCATGAAGGCATATAAAAACACTACAGGTTGGCAAAAATGGGTTGATCAACATAAAGTCCATTTTGTTGAGATGAGATATGCTGGTTTGGATGTAATAGAGATATGGCCTCAAGAAATGGTTAACGGAGATTTTACTAGTATAAAAAGATTAATCAGGATATTTAAACTTAACTGGAAAGAAAAAGATGTGCTTGAATTCATAACTCCGGCACTTTGGAGTAGTGGTGTTTTGAAGAAAGGAGACTAATGATATGGTAGCTAGAATATCAGCCCAGGAAGTGAAAGATATAATGGATATTAGTTTGGATAATGAAGATATAACTCCTTTCATTAATACTGCTAATATAATAGTGAATGACGTTTTAATTGGACAAGGATACGGTAGTAATACTCTTGTTGAAATAGAGAAATGGCTTTCTGCCCATTTTGTTTCTATAAGAAGCCCACAAGTTAAACAGGAAAAAATAGGTGATGCTTCTGTTGTTTATCAAAGTGGAGTAGTTGCAAAAGGACTAGAATCTACTCTGTATGGTCAACAAGTAAAGCTACTTGACTATAAAGGTGTACTATCATCACTTGGCAAAAGAGTTGCTAAAATAGAAACAATTAACTTCATAGAAGATAGTTCATGATTAAATGGATTTTACTAGATTACTAAAACAAACAGCAGTGTATTGGGACAGTCCGTCTTATGATGGATATAGTAAGAAGACTTTTGCTGATCCTGTAGAAATAAGTATAAGATGGGAAGATAAACAAGAACTTTTTATGGATTCTCAAGGTAAAGAAAAACTTTCACAAGCAGTTATTTATATAAATCAAGATGTTGTGGTTGGAGCTTTTATCTATCTTGGTACATTATCTGAACTTGGATCTTCTGAAGAAGGTGATCCATATTTAGTAGCTAATGCTAAAGAGGTGAAGGCTTTTGGGAAGTCGCCGGATGTTGGTGCTACTCAATATATAAGAAAGGTATGGATATAGATGCCTAAGAAAGTGGATGTAAAACTTGAGCTATTGAATATTGATAAAGTTTTAAAGAATCTAGCTAAAGAGATAAAGAAGATAAAAGGCAGAAATATATCTGGATTGGGTGCTGCGGCTTTATTTGTAAAAGGAGAATCTCAAAAGAATACTCCAGTGGATACTGGTCATTTGAAGAATAGCGCCTATACAAAGCTGAATAAAGAAAGAGAATATGCAGAGATTGGTTATACTGCTTTTTATGCTCCATTTGTTCATGAAATTGATAAGAACTATACAGTAGGAGGTTGGAAATTTTTGGCTAGGGCATTGAATGATAATGTTAGAAAAATACTTTCAATAATATCAAGTAGAGCGATTATAAAATGAATCCTCCTTCAGTAGACATCAAAGATATATTGGAGCAAAGCAGTGTTGCTGCTGGTACTTTTGGTACAGATTTATTTATTTCTTTTATGCCGGAAAGTCCAGATGCTTGTGTAGCGATATTTGATACTGGTGGTTTAGAACAGGAAGCTAATTATGAATATGAATATCCAACAGTTCAGATAAGGGTGAGAGGAGGGAGAAGAGATTATATTAATGCTCATTCTAGTGCTCAAACAGTAAGAGATGCACTTCATGGATTAAACAACGAATCTTGGAATAATGCTAGGTATATAGGTATATGGTGCAACTCAGATATATTTTTCCTTAAATATGATGAGCATGATAGACCGATATTTACAATTAATTTTAGGATTCATAGAACTTCAACATAATACCAAACAAACAGGAGGTAGAAAATGTCAATAAAAGCTGTGAGTGGTGTAGGCACATTATTTAATAGGAGCAATGAAGATTCTAGCAGTAGTGCTGGAGAGACTTTCGCTCCTATTGCTGAAATTAATTCTATTACTGGCCCTGGAAAGACTAGGGCTACAATTGATGTAACTGATCTAGATTCTACTGGTGGTTATAGAGAATTTATTGCTGGTTTTAGAGATAGTGGAGAAATTACATTAAGTATGAATTTTACTCTTGATACTTATGATGATCTTAACGCAGATTTTGAGAGTGATACGTTGCGTACATATCAGGTAGTATTGTCAGATATTGGTAATACTACTTTTGAGTTTGAAGGTCTAGTAACATCCCTTGGTTTAGCTATTCCAATGGATGATAAGATTACTTCTGATGCTACGATTAAAATTTCTGGTCAACCACTACTGACATCATAAATAGTAAAACTTAACCAAAGGAGAAAATAAGATGATATTAACCAAAGATATTATTAAAAAAGTTGATGATATAAAGATTCAAGAAGTTGATGTGCCTGAGTGGGGTGGATCTGTAAGAGTAAAAGGCATAAATGGAAATGAGAGAGATTGGATTGAATCTACAATCTATCGGACTTCTCAGGAAAAGGGCTATGTGATTGATGTAAGATCTGCTTTAGTAGCTATGTCTGTAGTGGATGAGGAAGGTAACAGAGTCTTTACTGAAGAGGATATAGAATGGCTAGGAGAAAAGTCCGCTATAGCTTTGAATAGAATAGCTGATGTAGCTAGGAAGATGTCTGGTATGGGTGTTGGCGGAGAAGTGGAAGCGGAAAAAAACTTAGGGGAAGGCCAGAGCGAAGATTTTACTTCAGATTAGCACTGGCCTTAGGCAAAACTGTAAAGCAATTACTAGAAGAAATTAGTAGTGAAGAATTGATAGAGTGGAAGGCTTATTGGAAGCTAGAGCCATTTGGCAATATGATAGAGAATTATCAGAGGGCTAATATAGCAGCTATTCTCTATAACTCTAATGTAACAAAAAAGGGTAAGTTAGTTTTAGCTAAGCATTACATGCTGGGTGACAGTGAACATCTAATAAGTAAGCCTAAAAAACAAAGTGTATCCAGAATGAAAGAGATACTTATGTCATTAAATCCTATTAAAAAAAAGAAAAAGAAGAAAAGGAAAATATAAATGCCTTTGGATATTGGAGAGCTTGTTGCTAAAATTACCGCTGATACTTCCGGCTTAGATGCTGGCATGAGAAAAAGTAGGAGTGCCATAAAAGCAGCTGGTAGTAAGATGAGGAAAAGTTTTACAGCAGTTAGAAAAAGTGTTTTTTCTCTCCAGACATCTATCATTGCTCTGGCTGGTGGTTATGGTATAGGTAAATTGAGTGCGAGTTTTCTTGAGGCAGCTAAAGCTACTGAAAGTTATCAAGTTCGCCTTAAGACTTTACTGGGTAGTACAAAAGAAGGTAATAAACTGTTCCAAGAGATGGCAGACTTCGCTGGGAAAGTCCCTTTTGAATATGATAAAATAATGAGTGCAGCAACTTCTTTATCTGGAGTAATGAGAGGAGGAACAGAAGAGATAAAACAATGGATGCCTATAATTGCTGATTTAGCTGCTGTTTCTGGGTTAAGTATTGAAGATACTACTAGTCAAATAATTCGTATGTATAGTGCTGGGGCTGCTTCTGCTGATATGTTTAGAGAAAGAGGAATATTGGCTATGTTAGGGTTTCAAGCAGGAGTAAGCTATTCAGCTGAAGAAACTAGGAAGAGAGTAATAGATGCATGGAGTGATATTGATAGTAAATTTAAAGGAGTCACTGAGGATTTAGCAAAGACTTGGACAGGCCAGATGTCTATGCTTGGTGATGCTTGGTTCCAATTCAGAGATGATGTAATGAGATCTGGATTGTTTGATTTTCTTAAGGCCGGTATGGCATTAGTATTAGGTGAAATAAATAGATTAAAGAAAGAAGGAAGACTTAAAGAATGGGCAAGTGAACTTGGTGATTCCGTTATTGCTGTATTTAAAGATACTGCTTTAGGTATTGCTAGAGTGACTGATACTGTCAAAGGTATTATTGATTATTGGTCTAATATTTTTAAGACTTTTACTGATAAACAGATTGATTTAATTACTGAGAAATATGGAGAAGCTGTTTGGAAAGCAGAAGAGACAAAAAAACAACTTTTCGATGTATGGGGAGAAAAGTTGCCTGATATAGTTGTGGCTTTTGCTCTTAGTCCACCACCCGAAGAAGCAGCAGAGCAACTTGGTGAATATGAAAGTATGGTGATGAATACTTTTGCTAGAATAGAAAAGAAAA